TACATATGAACAACTTGTTGAGGTAGATGAATATACCGCTTGGCTCGAGGCTCAACCTTGGTGTGATCCAGATGACCCAGAACTATATTATACTATGGGATCGCCTCGTCCTACTTGGAACTTTTAAAAGAAAAGGAATATAACTATGCGCATTAGTGTAACCACTCAACCCATTTCAAACAATGGCATTCCGCGATTCGGTCGGTTTGATCCTAAGACTCGTGTTTATATTCATCCAAAGAATGAATCGATTTTAGAAAATATCATGAACCGTCGATCACGGCCGCGTGATCAATATAAACAAGTCCTGTTGGAAGGACTTACTATGATTGACGTTGATCTTTCTCGTATCACCTATCGCTGGTCTCAGAAAGCCGGGTGCTCTTGCGGATGTTCTCCTGGGTTTATTATCGATGGCTATGACCCCAACATCGGCGGAAAAAATGTCTGGATCGAGGTCGAAGCCGATTGACATTAATTCCTGCTAGCTGGTAGGGTGCCCGATATTTTTTTGAAAAAAATTTCTCCAGGAGGTTTACATTAATTCGACCCTTGATATAATGGTCATATCAAAACGAAAGGAACAATCAATGCCTCGCGGCGTCTATCAACGTAAAAATTCAAACTCTATTGGTTTTGAGCCTGTTTCAAACGAGACAGATCAAGAAATTGAAATTCGAATTGCTGAACGATTCGAAATTCTTTCGGACTTGACTGATGCTGCGATGCATGGTGATGTTCGAGCGATGATTGTATCTGGACCTGCCGGTGTCGGCAAGTCTTATACGATTGAAGATCGTTTGAGTCAATGGGACCCCAATAGCATTAATCATACAGTGGTCAAGGGTTATGTTCGGGCCACAGGTCTTTACAAGCTGTTGTATCAACATGCCGAAAAAGGTAAGGTCCTGGTATTTGATGATGCCGATACGGTGTTTTTCGATGACACCAGCCTTAATATGCTCAAGGCCGTATGTGATACGGGTAAGAAGCGCACTATCTCTTACATGACAGAGGGTGCTCTTTATGATGAAGAGACTGCGGTTAAGCTGCCCAAGCAGTTTGATTTTGAAGGCACAATCATATTCATTACTAATTATGACTTTGACGTCATGATTGACAAAGGTCATAAGCTTGCTCCTCATTTGCAGGCCATGTTGTCTCGTTCTCATTATATTGATCTTAAGATGAAAACGAAGCGTGATTATATGATTCGAATTCGTCAAGTCTTGAAGTCTGGCCTTCTTTCTGATCGTGGTCTCAATAAGATTGCTCAGGAAGAAGTTATCGAGTTTATCGAAAACAATCAAAACACCATGCGTGAGCTTTCGCTGCGTATGGCTCTTAAGGTTGCTTCTATTCGAAAGTCTTCTCCTTCCAAATGGTCAAAGATCGCGCGCGTGACATGTTGCCGATGAATTATATTCTTACCGAAGACCGAGCATGGAATATTCTGGACTCAATATGCAATTACGCCATCAGTCCATTTTACAAATATCATGTGCCATTTGAATCGATTGATATCATGATAGAAGATATGGATACCGAAGCCGGGTATTGTATTCCAAATGATGAGTTTCATTGTATAGAAATGGGATTAATTCCTGATGTTGATAGTTATGAAACAGCAGTTAATCTCATTTCGCATGAATATGTCCATGCTATTCAAATATACCATCAATTAGAGGTTGGTCATCATACATCGTTTTGGCGTAGTATGAAAAGAATGGCTTACGTTCATCGGATTTATATCTAAAAAATTAATGTCAACCAAAAAATTTTATCGCCTGAGGGTTGACATTAATTCCTGCTAGCCGGTAGAGTGCCCGATATTTTTTTCAAAAAAATGCGGTGGACCCATTTACGTTAATTCGACCCCTGATATAATGGATCTATCAAAACGAAAGGAATACCATATGAAATATGAATTGACTAAAAACAAGCAGAATGGCCTGACGCAAATTCGTGCTTTGATTGATATCAAGCATCATGGTGTCAAGGCTGGTGATCTTGGCGGCTGGATTGAATCTGAAGCTAATCTGTCTCAAGAAGGCGACGCTTGGATATCTGGCAATGCTATTGTCTCTGGCAATGCTATTGTCTCTGGCAATGCTATTGTCTCTGGCAATGCTATTGTCTCTGTCAATGCTATTGTCTCTGTCAATGCTTGGATATCTGGCAATGCTATTGTCTCTGTCAATGCTTGGATATCTGGCAATGCTATTGTCTCTGGCGACGCTCAGGTCTTTGGCGACGCTCAGGTCTTTGGCGACGCTCAGGTCTTTGGCGACGCTCGGATATCTGGCAATGCTCGGGTCTTTGGCAATGCTCAGGTCTCTAAGTTTTTCCCTCAGTCTATTAGGTCAGATGGATATACTTTTGTATATGTTCCTATGTCTGATGGATTATTTCATATTCAAACTGGTTGTAGAAATATGACAATCGATGAATATATGAACCATATTAATACGTATGATTGTGAAAAGAAAAAGAAAGAAACTTTGTTGATTCTTGAATTTCTCAAGGCTCAAAATGAGGTGCTAAATCTAGATTAAATAACAATACCCCGAAAAATCATTGGTTGTGTGTCTGATGAACGATAAAACTAAAAAAGAAAAATTGATAAACTTCATGGCGCCGATCGATCTTTTGGAGACGTTCGACGATCTTTGCGAACAGCACGCAATCACTAGAACGGCGATGCTGCTGGACTTGATGCGAAGGGCAATCGTATATCGCGGCAATGAAATTGAGATGTGGAACGAGGAGATCAAGAAGACCAAAGAGCATCTCAGAGAACATAAGGCGCTTCTTCGTGCGCGATTCAAGGCGAACGGTAGTAATCGGCAACACTATCCTGAGGATATCGAAGAGCCGATTGGTATCTGGATGCCTGGGATGGATGAGGACTCAGAGAGTGATTCCGGATGGTGACGGAATTAATGTCAACCCTTCGCAGCGAAAAAAGTTTTTAAAAAAACGTGATTGGGCTGGTTGACATTAATTCGACCCTTGATATAATGGATCTATCAAAACCAAACAGGAACCGAACGAACATGCCTACGCGCTCAACCATCTGGGCAACCATCGCAGTCGAACACGAAGACGGTCAAATCACTCGCGTATACTGCCATCATGATGGCTATTACGAGGGTGTCGGTAAGACGTTGTTGAATCATTATAATACACTAGAGCAAGTCGAGGCTCTCGTTGCTCTCGGAAACATCTTTGTACTGGACACTTCTATTGACTGCCCAGCTGGTCATAGCTTCAATAGTCGCATTGATCGCTATACTGTGTTCTATGGACGTGATCGCGGTGAGAAGAATCAGCATGGTAAACTGTATGATGGTGGATTTGACGAGTATGTAGAAGCATTTGGTGAGTGCGGAGAAGATTATAGCTATCTGTTTCGAGACGGTCAATGGGAAGTCTTTGATCACGGAAAGCATCAAATCCTTCAGGAGGTGGTTGACATTAATTGAACCCTTGATATAATGGATCTATCAAAACCAAACAGGGAAACAAGAACGTGTCCAAACTTTTCTATTTTACCGGTCATCGCAATCCCATGACTATGGATCAGTTTATAGACCTACATGTGAAGTCTAACACGCTTAAGAAAAAAATTACCGATCATTCGTTCAAGTATAATCGTCGTAAGTTTAATAATATGACACACAGTGAACAAAGAGAATATAACCTGAAACTTGCTAAGCCTTGTTATAACGTTGTTACTCCGGAAGGCATTTATTATAAGGTGACAAAAAAGGTTTATGATAGCCTGTACGTACCGCTAGCGGGTTGACATTAATTCCTTCTAACCGGTAGGGGGTCAGATATTTTTTTGAAAAAAACGTGCTGGTCACCAGCTGGCGCTGGTTGACATTAATTCGACCTTTGATATAATGGATATATCAAAACGAAAGAAAGAAAAAATGAAGCTCCTTAGCGTTTCCGCTGATACCAAAACCGTCAAGGGTGAAAAAGCCGGTTATCTGACTGGCATCCTGTATCTTGCACCCGCTAAGGTGTCGGGATATGAGACTTGCGCCAAGCGCACCAAAGGTTGCACCGAAGCTTGCCTCTATACCGCCGGTCGTGGTGCCTTTAGCACGGTTCAACAATCGCGTATTAATAAGACTCAATTTTATTTTGAAAATCGTGAAGCATTCATGGATCAATTAGTCACCGAGATTGGTGCTTTGATCAGAAAAGCGTATCGGATGGGACTAATCCCAGTAGTCCGTCTTAATGGCACTAGTGATATTCCTTGGGAACGTATTCCTGTTGCTGGTTTTGACAATATCATGTCCGTATTTCCGTCAATTCAATTTTACGACTATACCAAGCGTACTAATCGCCGGCGGCTTCCTGACAATTATCACTTGACCTTTAGTCGTGCTGATGGAAATGAGGAAGACACGGTACAAGTAATCGGCACTTCGACCAATGTCGCGGTAGTCTTTTCCGGAGGGCTTCCTACTAGTTACTACGGTCGCCCTGTAATTAACGGCGATGAAACGGACCTCCGCTTCCTAGACCCCGCGCAAGTGGTGGTGGGGCTCAAGGCTAAGGGCAAGGCTCGCGGCGACCAAAGCGGGTTTGTTGTGCAAGTTGCCGCTTGACATTAATTCCTTCTAACCGGTAGGGGGTTAGATATTTTTTTGAAAAAACGTGCTGGCGCTGATTGACATTAATTAGACCCTTGATATAATGGATATATCAAAAGCAAAGGGAACGGCATGTCCATACAAAATGGCGCTGCTATTGATGCTGCAGGAAAATTACACGAACTTTTGGTTGGCTATTATATAAATGGCGAACATATGCAAAAGCACTCTGATAAAAGTGGCCAATCTCCAGAAGAAGCCCACAATACGATTAAGGATCGTGTAAGTCCGGAAGAATATGAGCAAATAGACAATAGGGCCCGCGCCGCTGCTGCTTATATTAAGTTGCAATTCGAATCACAAAAAAATCCTATTGCAGTCGTATCGTGGACTTCTAAACCCGGCGATATCGAAAGGGTAACAGGAATAAAAGCATCTCAACATGATGATCCGTCGGATATCATGTTTACGCATGAAAATGCTACTTACACTGGAATATCTTTGAAGGTTTCCTACAAAAGAAATGCAAAAGTACCAGTTTCGACTATCGGCATTGGCACAATGGATACTAATACAGGAACCAATGGAGTTTCAAATCAGACAAACGCAAGAATAGAAATTGAGAATACGTATCCGGAACTAAGAACTTTTACAAATAAATCACAAAGAAAAGAATTTCTAAAAAACAATCCGGCAATAAAGACTTCTGTAGATGCTATTCATAAAAAGCACCTGAATATGGCTGCCCGTGAATATGCCACTGTCTTAGGTAATATGGAGCCACAAGAATTGTCTGGCTTTTTGAGGAATCATGTTTTGCACGCGAGAGAAACAATTATTCCTCACTATCGATTTACTACCGGTGGTTTAAATGGAAATTACACTCATAATTTAGTGCAACCCAGCACCGAATATAATGAGCAATTCAATTCACCAGAACATTTTACCGTACAGCATTCTGGAAATGGAATTATTGTTAAACATAAAGGAAAGAAGTTTGTACGGCTTCAATTAAAGCGCGATTCTACTAGCGATTCTAAATCGGCCTATAAATTAATAGGTCGATAAAGGCGCAAATTTTTTTCAAAAAAATGCGGTGGACCCATTTACGTTAATTCGCTGCCTGATATAATGGTATCATCAAAAGCAAACAGGAATGAACCAAATGCACGCCAACATATTCACGGAAGTGGTCGCGATGCTTTTTTCTGGCAATCTCGCCCAGATGGTCCAGGCCGTATATATCCTGCTTTGGGGAGGCTTCATCCTAATGGGCGTCGTATGTCTTTATTGGCTTGTGTATTACGAAATTGTCAAGAACCCGTATTGGTCGAATCAGACTCCGGAAGAAGAATATATTCTTACATTTGATTATTGATTTGGCCGCGGCGGGTTGACATTAATTCGACCCCTGATATAATGGATCTATCAAAAGCAAACGGGAACTGAACAAAATGAGTGGCTATAACGGTTGGCGCAATCGCGAGACGTGGCTTGTGGCCCTGTGGTTCGAGGATTCCTTGCAAGGAATGGATGCGCGAGCCATCGAGGCTGAAGTACTGGACTACGTCGATAATGAGATCGGCACGAACGGGTTCATTCGTGATATGCTGGACCTGGACTGCATCGATTGGAACGAGCTGGAAGCTCACTATGCCGAGGAGGATGAGCCGGTAAAAGATTCGGATTGATGTTTGACATTAATTCGACCCCTGATATAATGGATATATCAAAAGCAAACAGGGATGAACCAAATGCGCAATCCAATCGCGAAGAATGCCTGGAAGTTCAACCGATCCTCAGTGGTCAAGCCCAAGAAGGGCAAAGGATCCTATAGCCGCAAAGGTAAACAATGACTAGACTATTTCGAGCGGCCATCGAAGCCGTGGTTTTGATTGGTGCTTTAGGCACTCTTCTGGTGGGTATCTGTGTCCTTTCTGGCCATTAGCGGTAGGTAACTATAGCTAGACTATCCGGATAGTCTCCAGCCATGGTTAAAAGCCCGGGAAATAGCTATTAAAAAGAAAATCAAGGCCACATATCCCAACCGGCAGAGGAGACAGACTTAAAATCTGTAAAGTGTCGGTTCGAATCCGACTGTGGCTACCATTTATAAAGATTAAAAGTTTTATAAATAGTATTGAGACGATGAATTAGGAAAGGTTCAGAACCATCTGCACCAAGAATCTGGCCAATACGTGTATTGGATCGCTGGATGAGGAGGGCATAAAGATGAAGGATGAGCCCAACTAAAATTCAAAAGCTCAGGACTAAACACCTAAAAGAGGCGGCGCCAAATTAATGGATAAGCCAACGCAAGAGGGAATCGATCCTTTCCCCGGTGTAAACGTAGGCGCAGATATAGTCGGAGATACGGTCCAAAGGTCTTTGAAATAATTCGAGCCAATGTCATTGGTTCATGCTTGAACTTTATCCACTGCCAACACCCCCCCTAGCAGCCGCTTTTGGGGGCATTGATATATCTGGGCTATGGGCTGAAAAAACGCATAGGGCTGGTTGACATTAATTGAACCCTTGATATAATGGATATATCAAAAGCAAACAGGAAATGAACATGACCATGACCAAGCCCCCCTATCGCGCGATGCGGACTTTTTACCGTGCCGGCGAGACGATAGACGAGTGTCTGGCAACCTTCGCTCACTGGATCGATGCCGAGCGCTACGCGTATGAGGTGAGTGAAAAGACTGGTTGGTCAGTCTGGATCCAGGAACGCGGTTGACATTAATTGAACCCTTGATATAATGGATATATCAAAAGCAAACAGGAAATGAACATGACCACTAGCACATCAGAAGTCGAACGGCTTTTCGAACGGATCGAGCGGCAATCCTACGTATATTTCACCGACTCCTTCCCCGACTCCAAGTACCGGCCGTACTATATTATTGGTGCTCTCAAAGGCAATATCGAACACCTGGCGTATAAATTCCCGGAAGTTGCGGAATACATCAAAGCCCTGAATGAATCGCATGAAAGGAAACAAAATGACTGATTTTTCCACTATTGACTCCACGCGCATCCTGAGCGATGAGGAACAAGGAGCCATTTATGACAGTGGCTTTGTCGCATATCAGGCCGACAATAGTCTGGAAGATAATCCCTTTAATCCGGATGATCATCCTGTTTCTTTTGTCCTTTGGCGGTCTGGCTGGTTTGATGCTCAGAGCATCGCGTGAGGAGCCTTAGATGAGGGGCCTTAAGCAAAAATATAGGTCTTGGTCTGGGTCTGGGTCTTGGTCTGGGTCTAGGTCTTGGTCTGGGTCTTGGTCTTGGTCTTGGTCTGGGTTTAGGTCTAGGTCTTGGTCTGGGTCTAGGTCTTGGTCTGGGTCTGGGTCTGGGTAAAAGATCGTAATTGAAAGTGTCATGCCTAACCGCTATAAAAAGCGCCCAGTGGCCATCGATGGTATCAACCATAGGAACCATTGGTTCATAGGAACTATATGGCCTGTAGCCTCATCTAGAGGCTCTGAGACATATGATATCACCCTAGAGTCTATGGGCTTTACGTGTACATGCCAAGGCTTCTTTAGGCATGGCAAATGTAAGCACATTAAAATCGTCGGTGAGAAGCTATTGGCGGTTTGACATTAATTAACTCTGTGATATTATATCACTATCATCAATCAAAAAGGAACTAAATCATGAAGGTATTGGTAGAAGCTACCGAAGAAGAAGGTCTCATGGCTCTCATGGGGCAAAATGTGACACTGTTTTGCATGAATTACATTTATACCGGTAAGCTTGTTGGTGTGAATGATACATGTGTAAAGCTGGATGGTGCTAAGATTGTCTATGAAACCGGTGAACTAAACACCAAGACTTGGAAGGATGCTCAATCGCTTCCCGGTGTTTGGTATGTACAAATCAATGCCATTGAAAGCTTTGGCCTTCTCAAGTGAGGGGCCTTAAGCAAAAATATAGGTCTTGGTCTGAGTCTTGGTCTGGGTCTAGGTCTAGGTCTTGGTCTGGGTCTGGGTCTGGGTCTAGGTCTAGGTCTTGGTCTGGGTCTGGGTCTTGGTCTGGGTCTGGGTCTGGGTCTAGGTCTAGGTCTTGGTCTGGGTCTGGGTCTTGGTCTGGGTCTTGCAAGGACCCAGCATGACGACCAACGACCTCCTGCCCCGACGCGCGCGGTGATAAGGATCAATCCCGGCAATATTGCCGGGCCTCAAAACGCTGCTGTTTCCCGATGAAAAGGCGTGTCCCCCATGACCCCTCTTGACCCCGAGGCGATAGAGACTGCGGCGAGGGGGCTTTGCCGGTTCTGGTCTGACGTGAGCCGCCCAGGCCGCACGCCCGAGGAGATCGAGGCGCACGTCAACGATAATTGGCCAATCTTCTTTGGCCGCGCGCGTGCTGGCCTTGAAGAAATGGTCTCCTCAGGTTGGGAGATCAGGCGGAGAGACGAGGCCGACAAGCTCAACCTCCCCCCACAGGGGGAGGAGAACACATGAGCCACGATCCCCGAAGCCCCACGGACGCCGCCGATTTTGAAGATGACGACCCCGAACCCTGCTACGGCTGCGGCGATGGCGACAAGGTTCCGGCAGGCGCCGATTATTGGCGGTGTCCCGTCTGTGACGCTGAATGGTACGACGATGAGGCCCTAACAGAAACGGCCCAGGGGTGAGCCTGAGCCTTGGAGAATGACGAATGATCTGCTTTCGGGTCTAGACCTTTTGCGAGGCTGAATGCCCGGTGAGGGCTACGTATACGTGGCTCATGAGAATCAGGCATAATGGGCAATAGATAATTAATCCTCGGTAGCTCAGTTGGTAGAGCAGCCGGCTGTTAACCGGCGGGTCGCAGGTTCGAGTCCTGCCCGAGGAGCCATCAATGCTATAATATCATAGAAATTAAGGTGAATAATGCGGTATTTTTGTTATAACACGTATAAGACAAATCCGGCAGTAGATTCTTATATAGAAGTACTGTCAGAGAATGATATTCGTAAAGAGTACTATCCTCATTGGTATGAACAAATGTGTAAAAAGTTTGGTAAAGAACATGTTGACGAATATTATTGTTTTGAAGCCTGTCTGGAAGACTGGATGATAATTAATTACGGGTGGGAAAGTATTGATGACTGATATTATTGGGAAAGTATTGATGACTGATATTATTGAAAGACTAAGATCAGATGGTGAGAATGAAAGACAACATCTCCGTGAAGCCAGAGTTGGATTATGGAGTTTATTGAATGAAGCAGCCGACACGATTGAAAGCTTAGAAGAAGAACTAGATCGATATCGAAATGGATACCAGGGCAGCTGTTATGCCTGTGAACCCGTAGGCATTAAAAATAAAGAGCTTTCTGAATCTGTTAAAGAATTCTTTCAATATCTAGATTCTACCGAAGAATCTGATAGTGGAGTAGTATTTCATCCAGTTCATATTACATGCTCTAGGGTATTGATGATGGATCCATTAAATGCCGTATTAATTAAAATGAAAGATTTAAGTCAATGAGCCGGCGTTTTGTTATAATGAAAACTCCAAGATGGATAGATATCGGCTTTTGTTGGCCTCTTAAATCTTGGGCTTTTGAGAAAGTCTTAAGATTTAATAGTGGAAACCCATATATATCTTATAGAGTAGGCCCACTTTTTATTCGTATATTTTGAAGAGGAAATCGATGACAAACTTTAAGAACTATGATTACATGGAAATTGACTTCAAGGTCAATTTTGATATCACACCAGAGGATATTACAAAGCGATATATCGTAAATCCAATTGGATATGATTATTCAGAAAAAAATGTACAATTTGGAGAAGATAAGAATGAATATTGAATTAAATGATGAAATCGCCGAAAAGATTGTAGTCTCTACTCTAAAAGAGTCTGCCGTAAGCTTATCAGAAGAAATCAATAAGCTACTTCAAAAGTCCGATCTTAAGTCTTTTCAAAAGCAAGACTTGCTAGATCATATTGAAGACCTAGCTGCGATTAATCGTGTTTTAGTATATTATGGCGGGCAGCCAGTTAACTGGACAGGATATATCGATCCCTTAATGCAAAAGCGCTAAAGACAAAAAAACGCCGGAGTGTGGCCATTAAACCCACTTCCGGCGTTTAGCTTTTTACAAAGGTCTTTAATCCTTTGTTCATTTATACTTTTAAAAATTAATCTCTGAGTAGATATTTCGAGGATATGATAATATCCTCCACTTGTTTTTATTCTATACATCATGACAATTGCAATTTACTAAAGTCTTTTCTTCCGGCTTTCTTTGTCATAAACCGCATACTCTCTTCTTCATCATATCTTTTTCCAAAGTCGCTATTATCCATTACTGGCTTTGCTGAATATTTAGGTCCTTCTAGAATATCGTCTTGAGCAGATTGCTCGACATCATAAAACCTCATCTTTGCTCTATTGACTCCGATAACAAATCTTTTGTTTTCGTTAATGTCTCCATAGCGGTTCTTTAACTGCTTCACCATGATTTGATTTAAATCTTCCAGCTCTTCTGTAGAGATAAGAGCAAACATTAAATCAACGGTTGCTGGTAGACCAAAAGATTCCGACGTATTATCAAGTCCAATATCAGATGAATTATAACCATCTCTATTGCTTTGAGTGGCTGTAATAATAGGTAGATCAAACTCTACTGCAAGGCCACGAAGTTCTTCTGCAATGCTCTTGATGTATTGATAAGAATTAACTCCATTACCCATCTTCATTCGAGTAGACGCACAAATATTCAAATAGTCGATATAAATGATATCGGGTTTAAAATTCTTTTTAATCTTAAGTTCTTGAATAAGATGCCGAAAGTGTGCTGATCCTGCTGATGAAGTTGGATATTCCTTAATAATTAATTTACCCGGAGTTTTACTTTTGATTCGATTGATCTTCTTATCAAAAGAATCTTTAGAAAGTTCCTTTAGATCATCAATAGTGATATTCATCAGATTAGCATCAATTCTTTCTGCAATTCGTTCTTCTGACATTTCCATGGTAATATAAAGAACATTTTTTCCAATCGATAGATGATGTGCAGCATTATGCGTCATGAACATGGTTTTACCGACACCCGTATTATGTGATTCAATACCATTTGTAAAGTATCGATGGTTCACATGATCTACATTGATATCAACAATAGGAACAGTCTTACCGGTCTTTGCAATATATCCTTTAGACCATCCAGTCTCGGTATTGAAAGACATAGCATGACCCGTAGGTTCTTGCATAGAAAGAATGGTTTCAGCAGAATACCAACCAAGACTACTTTTGAATAAGTGTCCTTTATTGCAAGAAACAGAATATCCATTTTCTGTAACTAGAACATATTCTTCAAATGTTCCCTTTTCAATATAATAGTTTACTCCTACCCATCCATCAGGTGAAGTAACTTCAATTTCATGGCCTTTAGCAAGAAGGTTCTTTAGTTGACTAATCTTTACTTCTTTTTCAATCCACTCGATCATATCAAATCCTTATAAAATATAAAAATAACAAAATCTGAAAAATTATTTAAGCATAAATATAAGTGTAGGTCGCGGAGACTCCCCAGAATCCCACCTACTCTATTACTAATATGGAGCAACAGCAGTGTACTTATCTATCTATTATAACCTATGTTCATCTAAAAGTAAACTAAAATCTGAATATAAATCAGGTTCTGGACTACATAAACACCATATTGTACCCAAACATATGGGCGGTACAGATGAACAAACAAACTTGACATATCTTACAGTAAGAGAGCACGTGCTAGCACATTTCCTTTTATGGAAGATATATAAAAATCCAAATGACTTAAGAGCTATGCATATGCTTGGAGCAGAACTGTCTGTTGCACAAAGAAAACTTATTGGATTTTTCTGTAGAGATAATGGTATAGGATTTCATTCTGACAAGCATACTAAAGAGACTAAATTAGAATGGTCAACCAAAGGACTAGAATCACAAAAACAATCTGATGATACAAATTCATTCTATTGGTGGTCTACAGAAGAAGGCAGAAAAAAACGTGCATCAATGGGTGGTTCTATTGGTGGCAAAATATCATATGAGAAAAAAACCGGCCTGCATGATCCACAATATAAATCAGAATGGTGCAGTCTAGGTGGTCAATCGCATACCGGCAAAAAATGGATGAATAAAGATAGAAAAAGAATTCGGGTGTTTCCATCCGAAATAGAAAATTATCTAGTAGACGGATGGAAACTTGGTTCTGGTACTAATAAGAAAAAAGGTTCATCTACCGAAAGAAAAGGCAAAAGGCTTTTAATGGTAAACGGTAAAAGAACTTATATTTAAGCGATCTTACGGTATCTAATCTTTACCTTAGTGTCTGGATGCACGCATGATGCCAAGATACATGAAAGAGTCTTTTTAGAAATACCACCTTTAGTGATTGCGTTAAAGTATTCTAAATCAAACTCTAGTTTTTCTTCCTTATGATGATAAAAATCAAATCGAGCATCTGCATCTCCAATGAAGTCGTGTCCAATATTAGTATCAAAAGAAACTGCTAACGCTTCTTGTAGAATTTCCGGAATTGATCCTTTATTTCTTTTTGGATCTTTTTTGTCAATGATCTTAATTGAATCCATGATAGCATTATAGACTGCGCGTTCTTGACAAAAGTTTTCTGTCTCATCGACAAGCCAATCTAGACTTGTGTTGGAATCTGCTTTTAGTGTCTGCAGGAAGCTCGTGGAAGACTGAAATTCATTTTCTGACAGGTTATCTAGGGAATTAATTCTAGTGGCCAGAATCTCTTTGGTGGGGATTCTATTGTAGTCTGTAATATAGTTATTGATTAGCTCAAACAATATTTTATTGACTCTAGATTGAAAATATTCTGATTTAAGAAATGGAATAACTTTTCTAGTATAGTCTTCATTGTGTAGTAGATGTGAAAAAATAACATCTTCAATCATTCATTATCTCCAAATATATTATTGCATTTCTTTATAGATGTCGGTCAAATCTTCATTTTTGACCATTTGTTCATCACTAGTGATCATATAGTTTTCTTCGATATAATTTCTAAAAGATTTGGACTTAAGAATTGGCAACCAAAATTCTTTGGTGTCGGTATCGGCCATACGATATTTCTTATCAAGTACTTCACCGGTCTCTGGATCAATCTTTTGATACCAACCAACACTTGGCTTGATGACATGTTTAGACTCTAGAGCAATATCTAAAAGACCGGACCAAGTAGAAATTCCGCCTTCAAATGATACTTCGATTGGAATCTTAGACTTTTCACGAACATATCGAGACTTTTCAATATTAATAATGAAATTATATCCTGTAAGGTCCTTACCGTCTTTTTCTTGTTGGCGGCCAAGAATCCAGATAGTATCAGCCGATAGATATGGGCCCGATCCTCCACTGACCACCGCTTTTGGGTATAACCCCTGTTCCATATAGATATGATTGACCGCAATAAATGGAAGATCTTTCATAGTCAAATGCGGCGTTACAATACGAAACAAGCTTTTAATTTGCTTAGCCCGACTCATATCAGCGGCGCCTCTACCTTCTAGAGCATCTTCTGCTTCTTTCTTAGAAGCCAAATTACCCAATGAGTCTAGAATAATAATGACTTTATCATTTCTTCCTAGTTCATTTATTTGTCGAGTGATATCAAACTTAAGTTGTTCTAGATCAGTGATCGGTGTATGCAATACCCGTTCAGGATTAATGCCAAAAGTCTTAAAATATGCTTGAGGAGATCCAAACTCAGAATCATAAAACAATAAAGCCGATTCTGGATACTTATCCATATAGGCTTTGGCCATAATAAGACTAAAACACGTCTTGAAATGTTTAGAGGGACCACAAATCAAAGTAAGGCCCGGAACCAATCCACCATCTAATCTTCCTGATAACGCCACATTTAGCATTGGAATAGATGTTGTGATCATATCTTTCTTTTCAAAAAACTTTGAGTCAGAAAGAATAGACGTTTCTTTGATAGTTGAAGTTTTTTTTAGTTTTTCTAAAATGCTCATTATGATTCCTTTTTCATTCATTATACATTATATGTACATTATTGTCAATTTTTACCAGCAATAGTATATAATTTCTTTCTAAATTCATCAATCTTTTCTTTTCTATTTGGCCAATGAATATAAACTGTCTTATCGGCGTCTTTAGCCAAATTATTGAGCAAAGGATTAATTGCCTTTAGCATTTGATCAATGATTTTTTTATATTTTTCTTCTGTAGCATCAATTATTTCTGGTTTAATAAAATTTTCTTCAGGAATGCTAGTAAATCCAAAGTCAAAATCATTTATCTCTTTAATGTCTTTATTAACCAAAGAAATCCTCCAATGTAGATAGTTTTTCTGGAGACCATCCAATGACTTCTAAAATGCTGTTTAAAGGATCTATAAAAGATTTTGTAAATTGCATTTCATAATCTATATATTTATCCAGATTAAATTCTTTCGGTAATATACTTGGTGTGGCTATGATGTTTTCCTTTATGGGATTGGGTGTTTTCATGTAACAAAACTTGACTTTTTCACCTTCTTGAATTAATGGATATTTGTTAGTCAAATTGTAGCTCTTTAATAGATGATTATACATTAAAGCTCCTCTAACATGAATTGGAGTACCCTTTTTGTATATATCGGTTTTATTTCCATATTCTAAAAGACCGCGGCATCCTCTTGGAAAAGCTACATCTTCAAATCTCATCGTCATAAACTTGGATTTAAAGTCTTGAATAAAGTTCTGAAGAACGGTTTCATTGGTTTCCATGATCAATTTTAGTGCTTTTTTGATATTTTCACGACAATTTGCGGGTGTAGATGATTTTACAGCCTCAATTCCCATCATTTTGAGTTTTGGCTCAGCATATCTTATACCTTCATTATCATAAACATTCAAAATATATCGCTTTTTTGCGGTCCAAATGCCTTTATTTGCTATACTTTCACGTTTCATCTTCATAAAATTGATATATGCATTAGTATGCTGAGCCAAATCATTAAAACACGAGTCTATAAAGGGTTCTATACGATTTTGACACATTTTATCAACGATATCTACAATTTTATTTGTATTTTTTGTATTAGATGCATCTTGAATTAGCGTAGAAACTAATGGACCAAGATTTAAATAGTTCGAATCTGTATCAACAGCAATAATATAGTCATTATTTGTCGTTTTTATTGTCTTATTCAAGTATTCATTTAGATTTCTTTCAATCCATCTAATTACAAATTGGCCAGTAAGAGTAATAGCTTCAGCAAATTCAATAGAAAAATAGCGAAAGTACTGATTTCCTAAAGCACCATACAGACTATTAAGAAGGATCTTACGGGCCATCTGCATATTATTATATCTGGCTATATCATTGAATAGTTGTTTGGTTTTATTTGTCTGATATTCTTTTTGCGCCTCGATCATTTTGTTCTTAAACAGTTTTCGCTCGGCCATCATTTTTTCTACCAATGCCGGCATTACGCCCTTCTGTTCTTTATTCCAAAGACAGCTATTGGCGGTTATAGCCATATTTTGTTTTTTTAGAATATCTTGAATTTCATCTTCGCCAAAAGCACCACCCAAAAGTTGATCCACAGAAAAATCATATTTAATCTTACCAGCATAAGTTTCAGGAGAAATATTGTATTGTACAATAAGAGATGGATAGAGAGAATTAATATCAAAAGAAACTACCCAGTCGTGTAACCCGACAAGCGGATCTTTGACATATGCTCCGGCAAATTGCATACTTTTTTCTGTAGTCTTCTTTGGTGGAACTACAATCTTTTGTTCCATAAGATAGTTGTGAATAATGACTTCCCAAGTTTTAACTGGGCTAAAAACATCATCAAATGTTATTTTGGCGTCATAAGCAATAGTTAATGCTTGATCGATAAAATTAAGCTTTTTATCTAATTTATCGACCAGATTTACGTCTTTAATATTGTATTCAATAAATTTTTGAAAATCTTGCTTATAGAGATCAAAAAGATTATCATATTCAGAATAATCTGTTTTTCCTTCACCAATTTCTACAGAACAAATATGATCTAACTTATAAGATTCTTGATTGCTATAGGTATACTTTTTATAAAGTTGAAGATAATCAAGAATACAAATTCCACGAATATTGTATGTTTGTTGATCTTTTCCGTTGACTTTTACTTTACCTTCATGGATCATATTCCATGGAGATAACATTTTACCTCTTTCTTCTCCAAGAACTCTATAGATTCGATTTACTAGATATGGAATGTCAAAAAATTCAACATTCCATCCAGATATTACATCTAGATTCAAAAAACGCCAGGTATCAATAAAATTTTCAAGTAAAGCCTTTTCATCTCTACATTTAATATATTTTACAGTAAGATCATCAGAAATAAATTCTCCGCAACCTAAAGTAAAAATCTTATCTTTTACTTTTATTGAAATGGCCGTTATGGCTTTATCAGCTTTTTCAATATTAGGAAATCCACTATCAGATTCAACTTCAATATCAATGAGTCCGATATTAATCAAATCGCGTTCGTAATTTATTTCTCTTGGCCAAACATCATTGATATATGGATAAAGAAACGAATCTAGGCCGTGAATTTCCATACCTGAAACGTCTTTATATGATTTTATGAAATCTTTCGCTTCATTAATATTATTAAAACTAAGCTTATCTACACTTTTTCCAAAAAGTGTTTTATATTCTGCGGTTGTTTTTTTTGTTGGAACAAAAAGATAAGGAGAATATTCTACTCGATATTTTGCATTTTTTCCATTTTCAATTGCTCGAACAAAAATGTGATTACCGAGTTGAAATATATTTTTATAAAAATTCATATAAACTCCACGCAAATAACATAATATATTATACTACAATATATAATAATAGTACATAGTAAAAGGGGGAGATATTCTCTCCCCCAGTAACATTATTTGATGGTTATTCGTTTAGGCTTTTTATATTCTGGAATAATATGTTCCAAATAAATTTTAAGCATACCATTAATTAATTTTGCTTCTTTTACTTCTACATCATCAGCAAGAGTAAATTGGCGAGTAAATGCGCGGTCGGCAATTCCTTTATAAAAATATGTCTTATTGATACCGCCTTCAACAAGATCATCAGTAGTTTCAAGTTTTCCTTTAATCTTGAGAACATTTTCTTCAAGTTCAATATCAATATCTTTTTCGGAAAATCCCGCAACCGCAAATTCAATAATATAATCAGTATTATTTGTTTTACAGATGTTATATGGGGGATATCCGGTAACTTGCTTAGACATTGCTTCTTGCATCGAATTAAGACGCCTCACAGTATCTTCAAAGCCAATAAAAAATGGATTTACATTTGATAGTAACATATTTTCCTCCTAAAATTAGCAAGGGATTGAATTTTAATCTTCATTTGGAATTAATGTATAAAATAACATTGAAAACCAAATGAGCGCTGAAGTCAAGGATATGACTTCTAGAAAAGTAACTTGCATATTATCCTCCTGTTTAGCAAGGGTTATCAGTCACCATCCCGAAGCGATCAATGACTGTTATTATTTATGTATTAATATCAAATTGTCAATGGGGGGTTTCCCATTTTATTCCAAAAATTATAGATATTAATATTCTTCTCCACCAAGGTATATTAGAATATACATTAATAGTATTTCCCAAAAGTTTACAAATCCATATTGGTTTAGGCGGTGGAGAGGCTTGAACCCAAACTGGATCCCACGGTTCCGGCATTAAATCACCTTATATGTATCATCATATCTTCCTAGTTTAGTTCCATGATCATATCCTGTTTGTAATCTGGCTACATGTTTATATGGTGCTATAGATTGAAGAAAGCGCAAAATATCTTCTGTTCCATTTTCACAAGAAATTACAGGTTTAAATTTTTCTATAGTATTTCTAGCACCATTTAACGCCATTAATTCACAGCCTTCAATATCCAATTGAATAAAATCACAATCAGATAAATTAAAATCATCTATCATTAACATTGGAATTTCGTAGGTTCCATCGATTCCTACGTGATACATTCCACGATTGTATATATAATCTTCTCTACTAACCAATTTAACTGTAGTGTGTTTATCGCCTAAAACGGCGTTATATTTGTGAATATTATCATTTTGACAATTAAAAACCAAACATGTAAAATTTAATGGTTCTGGTTCAAATGTATATAGCTTTTTAAATTTTTCTCCAAGAAGTCTAGGATACATACCACATGCACCACCCGCTTGAATGCATACATCGTATTTGTCGATGAATTGTTCCCACATCTGTTTTAACATAGGCCATTCATTAGAGCAATGACCCCAAAGATCGCGGTCTTCTTTTGGCCAAAGCCAATATTTTTTATTATCCAAATTACTTTCAATAATATGGCACTTATCATCATAATTTAACATATAAACACCTAAAAATTATTTTTTTCCAATATTATATTTTGCAATTAGTTCCCATTCAGATTTTTCTTTGAATGAAAGAACTTTTATTTGACTTAATGATACAATTGGTTCTTTTGTTTGTTTTAAATTAACAAGTTTAATTAAATTCCACTCAACTAATAAATTTATTATAGTATTTCTTCTTGCTTCATCTATATCTGAAAAATCTGTGGGTTTTCCATCTAATGCAAATAATTCTTTAAAGTGAACAATATAATATTTTTTTTGTTTGTGTAAAATATGACAAGATTGATAAAGAGTTTTATCTTTACGAGATGCAATACCAATACGTGTAAGAGTTTCTTTTACTTTTAAGAAATCATCGGGTTCTTTTAAAAGAACTTCAACTAATGTATCTACTGTTAATCTCATCTTTTAATCCACCTTGACTCAGTCTTCTTTTTATTTCTTTTAATTGCTCGGCGGATAACACAGATAACGCAATTTCAGCTTTTTTTTCAGAATAACCAAAAGCTGTTTTTACAATATCTATATCACCTACTTTTTCTTTTTTAAACCATTTTGAATATCTTTTCTTTGGTCTAATAGTATTTATTAGAAAGTCATATTGCAATTTTTTATCAATATGATAATTTTCGTTAATTATATTAACATATTGTATAGTATCAGTATAAAATGATAAACCGCGATTAACTTGCCAGGGTTGATAATTTTTTTCTAAAAGTTCTGGATCATCTGAATTGTTGAATATATTTTTATTATTACTAATACTATTAATATAATCAAATATTGTGTATGGAAAAGATGGAATATTTTTTTCTTTTGATTCTTCTATCACCTCTTCAGATTTATTCATAACATCAAATATATC